CTTCTTTACTTTTATTTTTTCCGGTAAGAACAATACCTGCAGTTCCTTGATCTCCTTTAAACTTACCTTTTCCAGTTGTAGCAACTTGTGATAATAATCTTTCAAATTGAGGATACTTATCAAGAAGTCTATCTGATATTCCCTGAGAAGCGTTTTTCAAACTTTGCTTTTGCTTATTAACATCCTGTGCCTCTCCAGATGATTTTTGAAGTCTTCCTATAGCAGAAAGTCGTTCAGCATCATTCATGATTTCTTTTTCAATTTTTTGCCTTTCCTCCTTTGATTTATCTCCATGAAATTTTTTAACATATTCTTTGGCGGCAACTTTATACATTCCCCTTATTTCACCACCTTCTGCCGATGCTAATTGAGCACCAGCACCTTTCTTCATACTGATACCAACTCTATATTTGGAATTATCCGGATCATAAACTTCCAAATCACCTTTTGGTGTTCTATCAATTCCACCTGCAGATTTAAATTTTTTTGACAATTCTGCAGTTCCACTACCAGTAACTCTAGTGGGAAGTCCCTTCTCAACAGCACTTTTTAACTTCTTCTGACCCGCAAGAGCCATCAAACCGCTTACAGAATCATCTAAAAACTTGTTATAGGGTTCCTCATCAGATGATTGTCTTCCAGTTGCTTTGGCAAACTCTTCATCACCAGCATTTTTAAAGTTTAGTGGATGATTAGAATCTCCCTTTGCTTTTTCAACTTCTTTTTTTATTTCTTTCTCTGCTTTTTCAATTTCACCATCAAGAATTAAATCCCTAACTTTAGTATTTTCGGAATTTGCTATAAAGTAATTCCATAGTTTACTCTGAGAATCTTCATCATGAGTTTTATTCAATTTCTCACAAATGAATCTAAAATCTACGAAAGACTTCATTTCTATCTTACTTATACCATTATTAGGTATTTATCAATGGAGTTAAGGGGACTCGAACCCCTAACCTTTCGGATGCAAACCGAATGCTCTACCAGATTGAGCTATAACCCCTTGAGATAGTCCTTCTCAGTTTGATAAGGAACTATTTCACCAGTCTTGAGTTTGATGCCATGAACAATCTCAGGAATCAACCACTGGTCAACCCGATAGCAATACTGCCAGTTAACGGGTTGCATACAATTCATTATAACCACAGACCAGAATGCTGTCAAGTAGTTAATTACTGTGTACATCACTTTCCTCAAGTTTTTTTACTTGCCTAGAACTCCAAAAGGCAAGAGCAATTAAAGCAAAATAAAAGATAGTATCATCAATCATTACAAGGAAGAAAATAATACTACCACCATATCTTAACCAGTCCGGAAGCCTTTTTGTAAGTTTCTGAAAGACTGGAGCAATTCTCTTTTCAAACTTGAAATAAAGAATTGCTGCTATTGTAACTGTAATCTCACTAAAAGGAACAATAAAATAGAGAGAAAGAAAAACAAAGATTGGCCAGTAGTGTCTTTCTGGAATTTTTTTCAGAAGACTTGCATACTTACGAATCAGTTTCTTCATTTAAAATTTCCTCAAGTTGATTATCAATTTCAACGATTGCCTCACGAATCTGAGTAACTCGTTCAGGAACACACTTAGGATCGTAAGTATATTCTTTGGTGTCGGTAAAAAGCGATTTACGAACTGCTGCTGCCTGATAGACAGACATTTCTACTGTCACTTTCTTTTCTTCACTCACAGGTTTTCCTCCATAGATTTAATTTGTGCTTCCAAATCACGAAGAATTTTTTCACGGGTGTAAGTACCACTTTCTTCACGACGACGATCCATCTCTGCTTCTACCTTTTCAGTAATAGAAGCATGACGACGAATCTCTCCACCCATAGACATTTGACTTTTTGTTTGGTCCATGCAGAACTTAAGTTGCATGAGTTCCATATCATCAAAATCAATCACAGGTCTCCCTCCGCACGATTCTCAGAATAGTATACATCAAAAGATCCACCAGGATAACGTTTCTCAAGTTTCTTCACATTGCGTTCAATCACTTCATCAAAAGAAACTTCAAGTGCCATACATGCCTGAGCAGCATACCACATCAGATCACCAAGTTCAATAATCATGTGCTCACGATTATCTTCGTTGAAGGGTTTACCTTGGAAGATCATCTTCTTCACAATCTCAAGGAACTCTCCACCTTCAGCATTGAGACCAACACCGGCAGTAAGAAGACGTTCAATGTTTGCACCCTTTTCATCTAGTTCAACCAGACGATCAGAAAGTGCTACGAAGTCAGTAGAAGCATCAGAAGTGACGGCATCTACAAACTTTTCATAACGTTCAAAGTCAATTTTGCTCATAGGTCTAAAGGTTCTTGTTGATTTTGTTTCAGTTGTTTTAGTTTTGGGGAAGGGAACATCTTATCAAATTCTTCTTCAGAAACGTTTTTCCAAGAACCACCGACACCACCGTCCATATTGACGACAATATCATTAGTTGGAAGTTGTTTCGTATTGGTAATATCAATTATATCACCAGGAAGAGGATTGAACTGATAGTAATGTCCGTCCCATCGTGCATTTCTCATACCGATAAGATTGACTGCATCTCTTTCGATACCACAGTCAGCAATCTTTTCTCCTCTGGGGTTGAATACAGAATAATAACCATTCATTAGAATTTAAACCCTTCAAAAGATTTCTTAGGTTTCTCCTCATAATTATACTCCTCTTCTTGCCCAGAGTCAAGTATATCATCTTGTGCGGTTTGCTCACAATCATAGAGACGCATTTTGGCACGATCAATACCAACAACAAATCTTTTATTGACTGATAGGTCATTGTATCGATTCTTCAACTGCTTCACCATTATCTGACCAAGTTGTTCAAGTTCCTCAGTGCTAATAAGGGCAAACATAAGATCAGCAGTAGCAGGGAGACCAAAGGACTCACTAGTGTCAGTAAGGTCAACGTCAGAGCTACCATAACCAGAACGAGTGGTCTGGGTGGCAGATACGATAGGGACCTCGGCTTCGACAGCCAACCCTCTAAGCTCCTCTGCAATAGACTTAATATATGAATATGAATTGATAGAACCACCCTGGCGATATCTGCTGGAAGCACATATATTAAGGTAATCAATGAAAATAATATCAGGTCTAAATGACTTCTTAAGTGCAAGTTCATTAAGAAGTGCTCTAAAGTGTCCACTATGTGCAGATGCTGTAGGATATTCTTTAATTATAAGAGAACCTTGTGTTTTTGCTGCCAACTTGTTTACTTTGTTTTCAAATGTAGACTTGGGAAGTTCAGCAATATCTTTGATATTTACATTCAGAAGGTTTGCGTCAATTCTCTCAGCAATTTTTTCTTCTGCCATCTCCATTGTAATGTAGAGAACGTTCCTCCCTTGGAGCAGCACGGAGCTAGCCATGTGGCACATGAATAAAGACTTGCCGACACCTGTACCAGCAAGCGCGATGTTAAGAGTCTTGTTAGGTAAACCACCTTTTGTAATTTTGTTAAAATATTCAAGATCAAATGGGGTCTTGTCTTCTTTTGTGTGATAAATTTCATATCTTTCTTCATAGTCGTTTAAGTAGTCATGACCAATGTGGTTATCAAAACTGACACCCAATGCTTGTTGTAAGATTGTTGGAATAGCATCTCTAGACTTCTTTTCATCTTGACCATCTGCAATCTTGATGGACTCCATGAGTGCTAGGTATATAGCACGATCTCTACACCACTTCTCTGTTGTATCAACTAACCAGTTTTGTTCAACATGAGAATCATCCAATGATGAGACATATTCACAAATAGTTTTATATGTCTCCTCTGTTATATCAGTTCTATTCTCAGTTTCAATAAGAAGAACTTCTTTAGTGGCAAGGTCATCATAGGAATTAATGAAATTGCAAATCTCTTGAAAGACAACTTTCTCATGGAGATTTTCAAAATACTCTTCTTTCAAAAAAGGAAGAACCTTCCTACAATAATCATTATTAAAAAGTAAATTCCTGAGAATTGTTGTCTCAACCTTTTCCATTAAACTCCTTGGGATTACGTTTATGGTGAGGAGTGTCAAATACAAAAGTAATTCTTGGGACATCTCCTATGTTTACTGCACTATGTGGCAGTTTATTATTGAACCAAAAAAGAGTTCCTGGTTCAATAACTGTGGTTTCATCACCTACACTATACTGATATCTTCCCTGAATGGAAAGATGATATCTATCTTTTGTTTGATAGTAAGTTCCTTCATCAATATGAAATCCAACTTCCTCTCCTACAGGAAGTTTTAAGAATGCACACCTACGATATTTTTTAAAATACTTATTAAGAATTTTAAAAACTTCTGTGTGCCTAGCATATGCTGGTGCCTTAATACAAATTTCAGTATTGAAAGCCATTTCTCCAGGGTTCTTTACACCACCCATAATCAGTTGAAGAACATCAACTGTGGTTTTATATTTTGATGGATCTACCTGCTTAGTATTTCCAGCAGACTTTTGAGAACCCCAGTCCTCTGGATTATCTTCAATTTGCTTAAGGACTTTTGAAATATCAATACCAGTTTCAATAATTTTAATATTATCCATATGAAAACTCCTTCTGTGCAATTTCATCAAGAGCTTGCATTACTTGTGCTGTAAAATACTTCTCTGGTTCTTTGTAAATTTGCTTGGCATATACTTTCTTACCATCAATCTCATATCTTCCTGCAACATTTTTCCAGAGACCACCAATCTAACCAAGTTCTAAAAGACCATAATACCTATCAAGACCACGCTCATCATAATAGAGGCGAATCTCAACTTCCTTATTTTCTTTACTCAAACGTGACTTAGCAGTCTTTGCCTTGATAATGTTTCCAACAATTTCAGTTCCATCCTTCTCTTTTTTCTTGCTGAGATAAATGATGGTACTGGCAGCATACTTAAGACCAGAACCACCACCCATCTCTTTAGTAGGAACATAAGAACCAATGACATCATAAGTGTGGTTAGTCACAATCATAGGAATGTTAGCCTGCCCCAACTTCAATGTCAACATCCTGAAGGCACCTTTGATGAGTTGGGATTTAGTCATATCTCTAACCTGCTTATCATTCAAAGCATCAGTAATCTCCTTTTCAGTTGAAAGCATACCCAAAGAGTCTAGGACAAACATGCAGGGTTTACGCTCATCTTCAGATTTTTTGAGATAAAGATCTACTGCCTTAAGTGCTTTCTGTCTAAACTCTTCAACAGTAACAACATTAACAACAACAGTTCTATTCAAATCAACACCACGACTTTCTAAGAGTGATTTATTGACAGCTGCCTCAGTATCAAAATACAAGCAATATCCATCGCGATTAGACTCCAGAAAATTCTTAACCACTGCGAGGCTAAAAAAAGTTTTTCCAGTAGAAGACTCCCCAGCAATGGCAGTAATCTTATTACCAGATACACCACCAGATAAACTGCCTGAACAAAGTCCATTAAAGATGAACGAACCAGTGTCCACATATGTTTCAGTTTCATCAATATCTGATGCCAGTTTTGTGTATTCATCTCCTATTTCTTTTACGATGTCTTTTAAAAAATCCATATCTATACAAAGAAAGATTGTAGTGTGTTTGTTTTTTCAGTCTTCCAATTAATACATTGAAGAATTGTTTTCAATGGATCAAGAAAACTTTTATCAAATTGAAGTTCATAATCAACGTACTTAGCAATATTCAACTCTTTGGGAAATTGTTGAATGAATGAAATTACATTCTCATGCAATGGGTTTGCCTTTTTTAGATAGCAGAATTTAATCTTCTCCCCATTATTAATGATTGGATATTTATTACCCAAATCATTCTTCTTGATATAGAAATTATACAGCAAAACACCTCTAATGTGAATTGGAGTTCCCTTCTCATAGATAGAGTTTACTGATCTATACTTGCTGATGTTATTAGCAGTTCTTGGGAAAGAAATTTCTTCTGGAGGAAGATTGTAAAAGTAATTTCTACTTTTATCAATAAAATCAATCATATCATCTTCTGTTTTGGTCATGATGATTTTGAATGCTTCCTTAATCATTGATCTACAGGGAGCAGGAGTAGAAGATTTAACTGCCTCCATTCCCATGATCTTTAGTTTAGGTTCAGCATACCTAACACCCTCAGAGTCCCACACATTGAGGATGTATCTTTTCTTAGCAGTCCAGATACCCCTCTCTGCAATGTTCTCTCTCTTCATCTGCATCTTTTGGTCATATGCCGATACGTAATCCGCCAGTTCTTGATATGAACGTTCAATAAAAGGTTCAAATTTCTCCTTGCAGATCTTATCAAGTAATCCCACAATCTTTGTTTTATCATCAAACTTATCACCAAAAAATTTAGTAACAAGAGGTCCAAGATTAAGATAGATTGAATCAGTGTCAGATGCAATGACATAATCCTCTGCTTCAGTTTGCAAAATCTTATTTAGAAATCCATTCATTTTATTTTCAATCCAACGAATAGATACCTGACCTGATAATGTGACTGCTTCAGCATTTTCAATTAGAAAATATCTGAAGTATTCATTACCAACAGCACCATAAGCAGAGTTCAAAGAAATCTTCTTTGCCATCTGGATATTATTACACCTAGCAATCTCTTTTGTGAGTTCTACTGTGGGAGTTTTTTCATACTGTTGTTTTGCCTGCAGCATTTTCTTTTTATAGATGACACGATCTGTGTAC